TCGCTCAACGGCTACGCGACATAAACGGAGAGAGTACTGTATTAAAGATTAAAGGCAGGGCAGTTCGAGTTTGGGCTGTACCGGCATTTGCTTCAGCCGATATAGACATCACTACACCAAGCTTTGGTGGACAAAATGAGGTTCCGTTCTAATGACATGCTTTAAAGAAAGAAATGCTGAAATTTACAGGTTGCGGATCGTAGAGAAGATGACTCTCGCCGCCATCGGATTGCGCTACGGTGTGACACGAGAGCGCATTCGTCAGATAGTGAAAAAGATTAAAAACGATGTTTAGAATATTTGGTCCTCCCGGGACAGGTAAGACCACGACCTTGCTGAACATGGTAGATAAAGCGTTGGAGTCGGGCACACAGCCTATGGATATTGCTTTTCTAGCCTTTACTAAGAAGGCGGCGACAGAAGCCAAGGAACGTGCGGCGGAAAGGTTTAACCTAGACCCTAAGCATGACCTGTGCAACTTTCGTACACTTCACAGTTTGGCCCTGACAATGTCCGACATCCGTGGCGATCAAGTCATGCAAGATGAGAACTACCGCGAGTTGTCTAAGGTTACCGGCGTCAGTCTCAATGGCTCCAAGGTGTCTAACTTTGATGACGACCTACCCAGTGTTACTAAATCAAGCGATCCCGTGCTTGGTGTCATTAACCTAGCGCGGTTGCGTAAGGTTCCTTTGCGGGACCAATACAATATTAGCCGGTTAGAAGAGTCGTGGAACCTCGTAAACTACGTGGATAAATCTCTACGTGAATATAAGGAACGCTTCGGGCTCTATGACTTTACCGACATGCTGTCCGTCTTTGCAGAGCAGGGAGAACGGTGTTGCCCAAACTTTAAGCTGACCTTTCTAGATGAGGCTCAAGATTTGTCTCCGCTACAGTGGGACATTGCCCACATGCTAGACACCAAATCAGAGAAGATGTACTGCGCAGGTGACGATGATCAAGCTATCTACCGATGGGCGGGTGCCGACGTTGACCAGTTTATTAACTTGCCCGGAGGCTCCGAGACCCTGTCTCAATCGTATCGCGTACCACGCTCCGTGCATCACATTGCGGAAGGCGTAGTAAAGCGCATACACCGTAGGTTCCCGAAAAAGTATGAACCTCGCACTGAAGAGGGTGTGGTGTCCCGCATCTCGACCATAGCGTCAGTTGATATGGCTGACGGGTCTTGGTTGGTATTAGCGCAAGCAGGGTACCTGTTACAGCCCGTAGCGGAGGACTTACGTGCCAATGGATACCTTTTCACTTATCGCGGCCACAGGTCCATCTCGGAGCGCATAAGTGTTGCGGTAAACGGTTGGGAACACCTGCGCAAGGGTGGTGAGGTCAGCGGTGAGGTCGCCCGTAAGATATATGGGTTCATGTCAATCAAGCTACACGTTACCCGAGGCTTCAAAAAGATACCCGCGCTAGATGATCAAGAGTTTGCGACCCTTGCTGAACTGCAAAGTAAGCATGGTCTGTTGGTCGGTGCCGACCTTATCTGGCACGAGGCACTGGATAAACTGCCTGAGAAGGACAGAGCCTACATCATTGCAATGTTGCGCAGAGGTGAGAAGTTCAATGGCGAGCCCCGCATCACAGTGTCCACGATACACGGCTCAAAGGGTGGCGAGGCGGACAATGTTGTGTTGTTCACGGACCTATCCCCTGCGGCCGACAAAGAGATGGCCGATAACCCCGATGACATGCACCGGGTGTTTTATGTGGGGGTGACGCGAACTAAGCATAGTTTGTTCATTGTGGAGCCTGAAGACGTTAGTAAAAGTTACGACCTTTAATAGGAGAATGTTATGTTGAAAGCAGATGGTTACAACGCCGCAATTATGGGCATCGTCCAAAGATGCGGACAGGACGCAGTAATATTGTATGACACTGATAAGGTGTTGGAGATTTTAGTTTATAACGACGGTATGACTTACGACGAGGCCGTTGAATACTTCGAGTTCAATATACTGGGATCATGGGTTGGGGAAGAGACCCCGGCGTTTTATTCAAAGGCAAGTCTAGAAGACCTGCAACAAGAAGAGGACTTGATATGACAGAGCATTGGTCAGAAACCCTAGCGAAAAGTGAGGGCAGCAAATCGAAGTTGCCAACGGTTGATTGGGAAAAAGATTTTAATTTGGAACCAATAGACGAAACTCCAGACATGGTTTCACAGCCTAGTCATTACGCCGACAGTGAGATTGAGTGCATCGACGCCATGGTTGCCGCATTCGGTAGGGACAATGTGAACATCTATGCCGAGATTGCATCTTTTAAGTATGTCTGGCGTATGAACAAAAAGAACGATGAATCCAAGCAAGATAAACGGAAAGCCGTTTGGTACTTGCGATACTCAATGAACGACGACCCAAGGACTAAAGAATGAGTTTACAGATGGCAATGTTCACCCCCAAGACAGAGTGGATACCCCCTACGGAACTACCCGACCTAACAGGTGCCGTGCGAATCGCAATAGATGTCGAGACCCGCGACCCGAACTTGAAGACAAACGGACCGGGATGGTCCACCGGGGACGGCGAAGTGGTTGGTTACGCGATTGCAGTAGAAAACTGGTCCGGGTACATACCTATCCGTCACCAAGGCGGTGGCAACCTAGATGAACGAATCGTCAACAAGTGGCTAAAGAAAGTGTTTGAGTGCCCCGCAGAGAAGATCATGCACAACGCCCAGTACGATCTGGGTTGGATTAAACGCATGGGGTTTACAGTCAATGGCCGTATCATCGATACTATGCTGATCGCCTCACTGCTAGATGAGAACCGGTTTAGCTACACGTTAAACTCTCTGGCTTATGATTACCTGAACAAAACAAAGTCTGAGAAAGCGTTAGTCGAGGCCGCCCGTCAATTTGGAATTGATCCGAAGGCAGAGATGTGGAAAATGCCTGCCATGCATGTAGGACCCTACGCTCAAGTCGATGCTGAACTTACTCTGGAGTTGTGGTCCTGCTTTTCGGTTTTGTTGGGCAAGGAAGACCTCTGGCCGATTGCTAATCTCGAACTTGACCTGCTCCCATGCCTCGTAGATATGACTATGCGGGGGGTTCGTATCGACGCCAACCGGCTTGAACGTACCCGGGACCAAATCCTCAAGCGGGAAAAGGGCGTCATCAAACAAATCAAAGATATGGCCGGGGCCAATGTTGAAATCTGGGCCGCTCAATCCCTCGCCAAAGCGTTCGATAAGGTCGGGGTCCACTACCCAAAGACCGAAAAAGGCGCACCGTCCTTCACGAAGCTTTTCTTGCAAGAGCATAAGCATCCACTCGCCCAACTCGTCCTCGAGGCGCGGAACCTGAATAAGACTTCGGGCACTTTCATCAATACCATCATGAAGCACTGTCGCAATGATGGCCGCATTCATAGCCACATCAACCAGATAAGATCAGACGACGGCGGTACAGTATCGGGCCGCATATCTATGTCCAACCCAAATCTGCAACAGATCCCGGCCCGCGACCCCGTGATTGGTCCCATGATCCGTTCGTTGTTTTTACCAGAAGAAGGTGAGCAGTGGGCGGCAATAGATTTCTCGCAACAGGAACCGCGCATCTTGGTACATTACGCGCACGTTTATGGAAAGATGAGGGGAGTAGAATTGGACGCCTGCCAAGAGTTTGTGGACGGGTACAATAATAACCCAGACATGGACTTTCATACAATGGTCGCGGAAATGGCTAACATCTCGCGTAAGCAGGCTAAGACCATCAATCTGGGAATGATGTACGGCATGGGTGTGAACAAACTGTCAGAGCAGATGGATATCGAGGTAAGCGAGGCCAAGCAACTAGTCAAGCAATACCACTCCCGGGTGCCGTTTGTTAAAGGTTTGATGCAAGGTGTTACTAATCGACTCAATGATAAGTCAAGTGCGGGCTCAATTAGGTCGATTCTGGGCAGGAAATGCCGGTTTGACTTGTGGGAACCCGATACATTTGCTATGAATAAGGCTCTGCCATACCGCGATGCTATAAAAGAGTACGGAGAGACCACCCGGTTGAAGCGAGCATACACCTATAAAGCTTTGAATCGGTTAATTCAAGCGTCAGCCGCGGACATGACCAAGAAAGCAATGGTAGATATCTACAAGTCGGGCCGACTGCCCATGATTCAGGTACACGACGAGCTCGCAATGTCTGTTAAGGACCGCGAAGAGGCCGAAGAGATCGCAAAAATTATGGTCGGGGCAGTTCCGTTGGAGATTCCAAGCAAATGTGACGTTGAGATAGGAGCGTCTTGGGGAGAGGCTGAATAATATGAGTACAAACATACCTGTTAGAAAACGCGATGACAAAATTAAACATCGTGTCCGGTTGTTGCAACAATTTAATGACAGTTGGTTGCGAAAGCCCCTGATCAAACCACTTTGCGAAAAAAAACCTAAGCAGTAACTCTTCCCATTAGGTTTACCCCGTCTCGGCGGGGTTTTTGTTGCCTTATTATATATAATCCTATATAGTCTCAGACAATCGCGACAACTAATATAATGAGAGTGGAAAATGGATACAGATAAGTGGAAAAGCGTGTTAGTTCCAAAGGAAGTGTACGAAGAAATTAAGTTACGTTCTAAGAAAGAAGGCCGTACCATCAGTGGACAACTGCGTGTAATGTTTAGCGCATACAAAGAGCAGGAAGATTTAAAAAATAGTTCTACTGCCAAACAATAGTTGTAATGCTCCCATATTGTCGCGTATACTTACTTTGTGCTCCGTAGGCACTTGGTGGTACGAAAAACCCTCGCAATTGACTAGTTGCGGGGGTTTTTTTTGTTTTACTTGCCAACTCCCATATTGTCGTATACAGTTGGACTTCAATTTTACTTTTACGGAGTACGAACATGCAGGATAAACAATTTGTTGATGGTTTAATGATTAAAAAAGCGAGCCCTAACGCGCCCGAGTGGATTAAGTGTAACGGATCTATCAAGCGCGAAGACCTTATACGTTGGCTAGGCGAGCAGTCTGGCGATTGGATTAATATCCAGATATGTGAGGGTAAATCGGGAAAATGGTATGCCGAGGTTGACAACTGGAAGCCGGAAAGCCAAGGTGGACAGTAATGCCTTTGAAAAAAAGGCGCAATGAGTACGATCTAGCGACTAATCTTTTGCTAAACATTAGCAAAGACGGGATGACTTGGAGTAAAGCTATAGAAGTTATCGAGACCCTAGTGTCGGAGCGCATTGAGGAACTGAATGCGGATACGTTCAGTCGGTATAACGAAATCCAGTCCAAGCGTCTGCACGACGCTTGGTCCCGGGTACGCAAGGGCTAGTTATGGATATTAATTCGGAAGAGTGGGATAACATTCTCAGTGAAATGCACAAAATGTTGCCGCCTAATATGACGGATGCGCTCATTGTGGACGTTATCCATTTTATATTGGTGCAATACGATATCGACTGGTCTCGCACACTGCGGCTCACGCACATCGTTAACGACCTACACGCCTCGCACACCGGTGAAAAGGTTGATAGCGCAAAAAAGTTACATTAAAAGAGGGCTTATGATGCAAAAAGCACATTTACATTTAATAAAGTGGGGTTTAAAACGGGGTTACTCTGCGGCCGTATACGGCGAAGGTGAGTTTGACGGCGTCCACTCTACTTACAAAAATATCAAAGACAACGTAGAGGCTTGCGACGAGGGGGAAATAATCTTAGTTAAGCCAAGCGTCAAGAAAGAAGGCAAGTGGGTAAGGGTCGCGAGTTTCGCGTATGTTCACGAGTACAATCAAGAGCCCGAGGAAAGCATCTACGATTACGCAATTAATGAGGTTTCAGAACAGTGGGCAAAGGATTACGACGCCTCTAACGAGCGGCGGATTAACTAAAAGAGGGTGTTGTGATGGAAATCATTATGTCTATTTTGTTTTTAAGTGTTTTTTGTGTATTTGTATACGGTGCAGGATTGATAGTCTGCGACAAACAAGCCGCGTGGAATGCGCGGCATAAAACAAGGGGGAATAAAAAACCCGGCGAGCGGTGGCGTCGGGGGTTCCTGCTTCTCTCCGAGGAGTTTATAAAATAGGGTAGATGAAGCTCCGGCCCCCATAGTTAGTATTCATTCCGGACAATTTACCTCACCACCGCATCTTTATCCCCCTCTGGGTTGACAAACTCCCATACCATATTCATACTGGCGCTTCACATATCTACGGAGATAGAATTTGAAGCACTTATCAGACCTCGAAAACATTGTGTTTAAACTTCGAGTATTTATTATCCAGAACCGAAACCGTGACCGTGTCGCGGAACTATCCGGGCTTGCCCGTAACACCATCTCGGGCTTTGTAAATGACAAACATGAGATCCGATTCAAGAACTTAGTAGCAATTGAGAAAGCCGTAACTCAAATTAAACTGACGAAGGAGTTTGTGAAATGATAGACCTTATACTGCGCCACGCCGATGAAGACGACAAGGATACTTTTTTACCCATTGTCCGCATAGATGAAGTTGAGGTCTATCGCGGCGAGTACCAGAACAGTTCTTTTAAGGCCCTGTATTGTTGCATGCGAGCCGCCGAGAACGCAGTAAAAGACAAGTTAACGGACATAGAGCAGGACTTAGATTTTAGGAATATAGACCTTATGCAAACAGAAGAAGGCAGGCAACTGGTGTGGAAAGTATTTGCCTGTCCAGATCACGGCGTTAAAGTGTCCACGCCGTCAAAAAACGATTGGCTTCGTTTGCAAAAAGAATGCCCTGCAATTGAGCCGCCGGAAGGTGACGACGCATGATGATCAACGCTGTAGGACCTAACGGCAAGCGCAACCAGATGGCACTGGATGTGACGGAGAAACAACTTAATGACTGGAAAAACGGCATGCTCATACAAGATGCCATGCCCAACCTAAACCCTGACGAACGGGAATTCTTGATCTCAGGCATGTTGCCCGAAGATTTTAATGCTTTATTTAATCCACTTGAGGAAACTTAAAATGTCCGTAAAAATCACGTTAGACCAGTATGAAGTAATGATGGCCCTCGGAGCTTACATGGAAAGAGAGTACGGAATAAGCGCCGATTTAAATGATCACCTCGAATGGCCTACCTTCACCTACTCGACATACGAATACCCGTGGAAAAAACACAAAAATGGTCGTTTCGTTAAAGATCCGAACGGGCACAAACAAAAAGACTGGGACAAACAGACTGTTACTAGCCATACCGTAGAGTGGACTGAGATGGACGACCTGACCGTGTATCTAAGGGGTACGGCATAATGGGACGCATGCCGTGCAGTATCACCGACGATCCCTACGCCGATGCCAGTGACTACTTTGAAGGCGAAGGCGTCTACGCACCCTACCCCGAAGAAGAAGAAGACATCGACGACAAACCCACCCTCAACACCGGGCTCGGTCCACTGATCGCGCCACACGAATAAGGAGAACAAACGCATGATCTACCAACTCTATTTTACCTTCACGCTCTTTAACTCGCTCGCAATGTTCGCCGCGGCATACTACAAAAAAGATACAATCGGCGGCATACTATTCACGGCATCCGCATCATCTACCCTGTTTATCCTCCTCTATGCAATCTGGAGCTAACCTTAACCCACGGTCTACCTGTCGGGGGATACCTCGTTTAGATCACGAACCGCGGCTCAGGGCTCCTTTTTAGGGCCCTTTTTGCGTTAAATGGTTACGTTGTTACGCCGTTACCTATATAGAGTCAAAATTATAAAAAAATAAAAAAGGTAAAATATAGGTGTAACCGGTGTAACCGGTGTAACTTGGAGGCAGATGTCAGCAAACAAGAGGGTTGTAGCGGTGACATAAATGGTTACACGTCTTCAAATAAATATGTAACTTTAGACAATATAAACGATTCTGCGTTAAGCCCTCTCAAAATTAAAAAGAAAAAGAAAAGAATAATACTTGGGTATATACATACGGCGGGTTTTCAGTAAACTATCTTGCATTAACTGGAGAATAGTATGGCGAAGAAAGCACTACCCAAGTCAGCCCCTGTTGTTGAAAAGAAAAGAGTTGGCCGACCTAAATCGAGTAAACAATCGGTACTTACAAGACGGCAGGAATTGTTTGTTAAAGAACTTGTAAGCAAAGACGGTCAGATAACTTTGCGCGAGGCCGCCATCAATGCCGGTTACCCTGCCGGATCTGCTCATACACGGGCTTACGAACTTACCAACCCCCATATATCCCCCCATGTCGTCAATGCCATTAAAAGC